AAATTTCTTCCAAGAATTGCAGCGTCATGGATATCTCTATTCTGCGGCTTCTGCAATTCTTCTCTCAGCTGCATTACTGATGGCGGTATCTTCTTCAATGACAGCAGTGGATGAGTTGAATGATCGTAGCCGCTCATTAGCTTCTTCCTTCTGTCTCTTGTAGGTAGCTAACCTACTTTCTTGAACACAACGATAGCAGAGAAATGCCTCAGCAAATACTAGAGGTATTGGGAGACTCACATCTGGATGAATAGAACACTTAGTCCACTCCACAAGTGCTGCATCTCTTCTTTCCATAGTGCTCATTCTACTACTCCACTACTCCTATTCTCTCACTCTCAGTAAGCATAGTAAAGTCACACCATTCTACTGGTGCTGTTACTGCTTTCTTCGCTAAGTAACCTCCATTAGCTCCAAGAACTAACTGCACCTTATCAGCAGCTGCAAGTCCTTGCATTAGTTCTTGTAAGTTTCCTATCTTATCCAAGTCACTATGCACATATTCCCACATGGTTCTAATAGACACTGGTGCTCTAGCATTGTAGAGAACATTCATAATCTTATGACTTACATCACTATTTCTAGCTTTACCAAACTCTCCTAGAGCTAGAGACATATTCATCTCTACTGCTGAAAGCATAGTATTACTGTAGATTACTACTTCTTCATCTACCTTCTGCTTATGTGTGGCCGCGGCTGTAATAAGACAGAGTTTCAACAGGTGAGTAAAGCGGCGTGTATTGTAGTTACTTAAGCGAGGATCTGTGAGAGGAATCCAGCTCTCATACATCTCTGTTAAAATACCTCGCGCGTCCTTATCAATCTCTATCTCCTCTCCATCAAATCTCCTCTTAACTTCTCCTAATCTCTCTACTATCTTCTGTGTCTCTTCCTCTAATGGAGGCGGAGGAAATGCTATCTTCTTAGTAGGCTTCCCTCCATGCACTAGTAGTAACCTACTCATAAATCCCTGCCCTACTAATTCTGGTGGAAAAGCTCTACTCATATTTTCGTGAGTATTTCCTCCAAGGATTGAGACAGTAGGCTGGAAGATGGAAACACTGTGAGAGTTTTTAACTCTTTGCTTATAAGGTAAGTTGTTATCCCAGTCCCAGAGGTCTCCAAGGATATCGTAAAAGTCAATATTATTTGTTCCTGCGAATTGATTAAATTCATCTGCGCAAATAAAAACTTCCCTTGGCTCTCTAAATTCTGAATTATCTCCCCAAAGATTTTGCTCAGTAGTAAAATCAATTCTTCCCTTTTTACCCGCTTCACTGAGTTCAGGATCATCTACTATCCCCTCTAAGTCCATTAGAAACTTCTCTTTGCTAGTCTTATTCGCTCCAAAACTAGTGTATCCAGTAGCTGCCATAAGACGTTGGCACATTTTAATAGCAACAGATTTTCTAGTTCCAGGATCACCCACAAGCATAGTATAGAAGTTAGGAAATATTCTAAAGTGCCCATGCCGTAGATATACATTCCTCCCAAGCAAAGCACCGATGCTCGTGAGAAAACACCAGCGATGGAATACAGTTGGACTTTCCGTCTCTGATGCATAAGTGAGATATTCACGAATAATATCCCTCTGGTTATTAACAATTAAGCGTAGGCTGGGCTCTCTACTTTCTGTTTCTTTAGCACCTTCAGATCGCTCCACCTACTACTCTCCCCTTTGAGGTCTGTAGGAACCGTAAGTCTCCTAGTATAGCCAAACACATCGGTTATGTCAATAGGATTATTCATACACTCAGCAACTTTATATGCTAGATCTACTCTACCTACTCTGTATTGGAAAAGAATAGAGTCATGTATCTGAGGACCTAACTTAAAGTCTACTGGCTCAGTGAGTGCAATTTCGTAAAAAACTCTGAGGTAAGCGTTATTAAGTTCCATAGCGTTAAGAGACTGAGGCACGTGAGCGACATAGCTATTAAGATGCCGCTTATTGATGCTAGGACTGCCAAAACAATACCTTGTCCATCCCGTTGGTCCCACCAATTTCTTAGTGCTATTAACGTCATTCTTAATCTTATCATAGAAAGCTCCCTTAACAGTGGAGTAGGTCTCACTGAAGATATCTAACAAGTGTTGAGTTATTTGTAATAAGGTCCAGTTTCTCGGCAAAGAGAGGAGAGCACGCGCCTTCAATGTCTTCTCTATTCCCATAGTATTCAACAGAACTTGCGCTCCCATATTATAATTAGCGCCGTGATTAGTTCTCTTACTTAAGTCTCTCAGAGGCTTATCAACTGTTTTATGTTCCCATCCTTCCGTTTCCATGTTGTATGAACTGTTGACAATCTTATCGTAAGGAATACCGAAGAAAGCCGAAGCGTTAAGTCCATGAAAGTCTCTGGATTTATCCTCCACAGCCATAATGAGTTTCTTATCACCGGATAAGTAAGCTGTATCTCTCGTCTCTGCTTGTGACCTATCGCACTCTCCAAGATAAAATCCTGGATCTGCAAGTATTCCTCTTCTAACCTGAATGTCATCTCTATCACGGGGAATATTATGTATCTGCCATCCGCACCAAAAGTGACTTTCCGAACTAGCAAGCCTTCCTGTATCCGTTCCATGAGGATTGAGAGTATAGAAGATCCTTCCGTTCCAGGTTTTAGTCTCTCCAGTCTTTGGGTCTTTGTCTCGGAGATACGTGCCACAGAGTTTAATATCTGCACGATAATTCTCCACAGCATTGAAAATGCGAGAGTTAATTGGGTGTCGCTGCTTCACCTTATCTAAGGCTATTTTATTGGAACTACCAACATCGCCGCTCCCCAATGCCTGCAACAACAGCATGTTCTGCTTAGGAGAGTTAGGATTATAGTTCTCATTACCTACCATCTTCCTGAGGGAAGAGAGCTGCTCTCCTAGCTTCTCAGTAAAGCGAGCTTCCTCTCTCTCCATCTCTTCATTATCTCTTAGGAGACCTCTATTCTCTGCCATTATGCAGGGAAATACTAGAGGAAACTCCAGCTGGTAATTCTTCCAAGCATACTGCGGTAACTCTTTAAGGAGAGTAAGAAAGCACATAGCTGTAGCATAGCAGTCTTTAGCATTATAGCGGTAGTAATCCATAGAGCCTACTGCTGTAGCACTTTCATCTTTCCAGAAGCTCCACTTCCTCAGCAGGAAGGAGGTAATGAAATCCAGTCTCTTAGGTAGTTCACAATACCAGCAGTGAAATAGATTGATAGTATCGCCGAGATAATTATATACAGGGGTATTAAAACGAAGTAGATACGCAATGTCATATTTCCCATTCTGGAAGACTTTAGGAGTGTGGCTCCCGCATATCTGCTTAATGAAAGCTCTATTATATCCATCCTCTTCTAAGAAAGGAACTACAAAAGTAGTTTGACTGATGGTGTTGTTAGTAGAGTCTATAGATACAGCGCAGAAGCCAACACAAGTAATGACTCTATCACTCTCTAGTCCTGTCTCTATATCCACTGCTATAAAAGTAGCTGCATTGCAGATGGAGAGAAGAGACTCTGTGTTGCGCGGATGAAATAACTCCCACTTAAAATCTGGTAGTGACAGCCAGTCTGAGGGAGCTAGAAATTTGTTGAAGTATCTCTGCATTAGAAAGGAGCCATGTGGAACAGTAACTAAGGATTCCATTGGAGGTAATATAAGCCATTCCGCCCCCACTTTATCTAGTAGAGAGCCTCTGTAGTCATTCTTCTTACTAATCTTTCCATCTAGGAGAAGCTTCAGTAGAACCTCAGAGGTAGTAGCAATTTTGGAGATACCTAAGTTCTTTGCAGCTATCATCACTTCAGTATAAGTTACTGGAACTTTAGATGAGAGCTTAACCTGCGCGCGACCACTAATTATGGTCTTGAGGCGAGCTAGATAAGGAGTGTCATCTTCCGTGCAGTGTAGGAGTATTTTTTCCATTACTAACCTTTCCGCGCCCCACACAACAAAAGAGGACAGTTTATGCTCATGTCCAGGAGCTTCTGCTAATACAGTAGTTTCAACGCAGGTTGCCGCTACGCCACTGCTGTATTAACAAACTGGTTATACTGCTGATCTGCGCGGGCTCCTTTGCCATGAACTCTCTTCATAACAACAAGCAACTGCAAACCCTTAGACTGCTCAATAGCTTCTCTATGTCTAGAGACTCCCAGATGTTTATAGATTGGATCAGCGAACCTCTTATAGAATCCCTGTCCAGTCTCATTATCCATCAGGAAAGCAGCTGTAGCAATATCACCTTCTTTCGGAGGAAGTTCACCTTCATCAAGGCTTTCTTCCTTCAGTTCTTCAACACTTACTAGTGTCATCTCCACAGTCATTGCAGGATGCTCATTGATCTTCTTGAACTCAATACCTTTCGCCAGGTTTACAAGATATGCACCTGTAGGAAAGGCACCAAAACTAGGAAGATCACTGATATCATCTAGTGTTCCGCCGTCTAGATCAAAGTTAACAATTGAGTCACTCATGGTGTGTTTGGTCCTTGTGTTGGTTGTGTGTTAGCTGATGTAGCTGATGTAGTTGTAGTTGGTGTAGTCTTGTTGAGTCTAGCTAGTAGCTCACTTCTCTTCTTAGTAGCATCATTTACTGAGGCTACGGGAGACACTATAGCAGGTGTGACCAGAGAAGTCAAGACTTTTTTCGCTTCCACTACTCCAGTATTACTAATCTTAGGTATAGAACCTGAGAAGAATGGCTCTAATGTAGGCTTACCCTTATGTTCTATACTGATATCTCTCCTGCTTCCTGACACTATAGAAGCAGAATAGGTAGTATCAGATGCAAAGCGGTGTTCTTTATTAGTTACTTCACAGCAAACAAGATGGTCAAAATACTTAGGGCTATTCCTACTGTAAGGGACACTACCAATGAGAGGAACAAGTTTCTTTTTACCATCTTCCTGCTCTACCTCCGCCACATGAGCTATGCAAATAATATGATTGTTAGATTGCTGGACATTAGTAAGGAACTTAGTCATTAAAAAACCCTGCATCATGTATTGTCCATGACCAGGTTTGAAGTAGTCTTTCTCTTTCATATCAAGCACAACACCAGTAGCATCTTTCTCGTGGTTTCTAATAGATCTCTCAATAGCATACTGCATAGCACTATCGGCGATCTGAGTTATGTGGTCAAAGACTACAACAGTATTTAGTGAGAGCGCGTTTAGGTTAACTGAAGTCCACAGAGAGCTATCTACCCTCTTGCAGACAGCACAATCTACTGCTCCATGATCCTCACATATGGTGATCGCGGCCCCACTAATTACCTTAAGTGCAGTCTGAATACCTACTGGATTATCTTTAGTATCTGGTATCCTAACTAGATCTACTAATTCCTGTTGATGAGGCGCTAGTTTCCTCAATACTGTATGTCCTCTATCAAAAGAGAACCACAGTAGTAACTTACCAAAAGTTGCTGGTGTCATAGCCAGCGTGCTTTTTCCTGTATATGGCTCTCCAAAGATACAGATATGCTGAGCTTCGCTATCTACAGTGTTGGATAGCTTTGTCATTCTCTACTCCTACTCTCCAGTCCACTACTTACAGATTCAACTCCAACTCCATCTTCTCCAGCTGTGCTGCTACTAGCTCATCTAGAGTGAATTTAAAGAAATACTTACCATCATCCTCCTTCAGCTGTTCTACCTTTTCACTATCTCCAACCAAGTAAGTATCACTCATATTACAGACACCAAAGTATTCACATTGGCGGAAGTAATTATAACAGTGCTCACCGTGCATTGGAAATAACTCTGCATCAGCATACTGCTGTATCCTCTCAATGTCAAGCAGTAAGCTCTTAATCCACATTGCTCTATCAACATAGTTCTTCTTAACTGGAAAGAGTTCCCACTCTTCTGCTACACTTTTGTAGACACCATAGAGAACTTCATAACTAGCACCAGTTGGATGACCTAATCTCTTTGCAATAGCATCTACTACCACAGAGTAGGAGAGACCTTGATTACTGTTCCTATACATAGCTTCATCAGCGCGTCCACTGGTAGTTTTACCTTCCCACACAGCAAAATTACCATTACTCTTGTTAACTAAGAGAGCGTCTAGGAGACCTCGATAAGAGAAACCGCCCCCACAGTCTATCTCAAACCCTAGTTCTATTGCTGGCTCTTCTCCACCTTCTTCTCCCAACTGGACTAATTCATAATTCCCTAATCTCTCCAACAAAAAATTTTCAAATTTCTCTACTGCATGTAAAGCATGGAAGAAAGTTTTCTTCTGTCTTTTCTCAGTATCCTCTTCTAACTCTAGCCTCCACTTGCTGAGCATCTCTACCATAGTCTTCTGTCTAGGAGAGCCAGTTAGTAGCTGTTGACAGCCATAACCTACAATACCACCGAAGTCTGTATGTATATCTCCTCTCTCTATTCCCTCAGCTAGCTGCTTCTTCAGCATCCTGTAGAGATAGAACTTTCTAGGACACCCATGAAGAGTTAGCTGGCTATTATGAGATAGGAGCTTTAGATTAGGGTGTAGCTCTCGTAGAACCATTACTACTATCTCCTTCCCTCTAATGAACTCTCAAACCGCGCTGCTTGTAGCTCTCTAGTTGCTCAGTATTAAAGCGAATCAAGGTCTTAGTGAGTCTCTCTTCTATAAGTTCCACCAACTTTAGTGGATCTTTAGGGCGCGGCGGCTTGAAAATAACCTCACATTTACTCTCACCAAAGAGAGCGAGTTGAACAGTAATATCCTTGTCTACATCTCTTGGTATCAGAAGCTTCACAATGCCCCAAGTTGTGTGAATTATTCCATAATGAGAGAAATCCGCCTCCCCTGTTATCTCTCTCACAGTGAAGCCTGTCTCTTTGGGAAGTATCCAATTATGTTCTCTTGTCACATCAAGTCCTCCAAGGTGAAGTCTTTCAACTTCTTACCCCCGATGGTAGTGTTCTTAGTAGTCTTTTTCCCTACTTCAGCAAGAACGATATTCTTTCTCCTAGTGAGTGCAGCTACCACTACTCCTATTTGCTGGTCATCTAACATATGGACAAGCTGTTCGTCTGATGCTAACTGCTTATGAATAGTATACAAAAGAGATTCATATCCAGGCGCTCTCTCCCTTATTTTCTCTTCTAGTTCTCCCAGTTTCTGGAGGAAAGAAGCTGATCCTGGCAGCTGTGCTACTGTTGTGCTTTCACTCATCTCAGTGATCCCTCATTATCTTATACACTTGCTCTGATAGAAGGTCTGCTATAAGATCCTGTAGTGAGAGATTATATCTTTCTGCAATCTTCTTAAGTCTATTTTCTAAATACTTCGGTAGCTTTAGATCTAGAGTAACTTCTCCTACTTCCTTTGTCTGAGTCATACCACTACCTTCTCACTGATTCCTAGAGGTTGCACTAGTCGGAACTCCATTCTCTCTTTAACCGGATCATAATTTATCTTAAGCCTAAAAGTCTCTCCATTATCATTCAGAATCTTAAAAGCCATATCTCTATTCTTCTCCTTAATAACACCAGCTCTAACTCTCTTAGCTAGAGATGGATGAGCTATCTTTACAGTGCTTCTATCTCTCTCCTTTAGCTGCCTCCATATCTTCTCATACTTCCTCACCTCTCTATCCTCCATTACATGAGATCCTCAAGAGATGGTTTCTTATTTTGTGGGCGCGGAGTTGTGTTAGTTACTGCTGCGCGGCTCTTACTACTGACAAACTTATCTTCCCACCATTTAGCCTCTAATCCACATAATTCAGAACTGTTTCTAATTTCATAACATTCTTCCTCTACGCGCATAAATTCCCCATTAACAGGGTTAACTTCTTTAGTATTCAAGTTAGGATGTTTACACTGTTTATCTCTGTAATTAATGAACCCCAACCAAGGATAACAATGCTTGCAATTAACACAAAGTTTCATCAGCGCGGCCCACTACAAAAGAAAAATGAGCAGTTTAAGGTCTTGCTCAGGACCAACACTGCTATAACCTTAGAGGCTTCTACTACTCCAGGTTCGCCAGCAGCGTATCTTCTCCCATATTGATATAACTATCAGCCTTCTTCACAAGGAACTGATACAGGTCATTGAACTCATCCATTCTCTGACTGTTCTTTGCCCAGATATCAAGCTGGCTTGCAAGGAAGGTA